TTGTAAAAGCCTCTGAAGCTGTTTCTGCTGCTCCAGCAAAATCTCCTTTAAATACTTTTAATAAAGCAGAGCCCAATCCACCTATACCCTGAACAAGATTTTTAATTCTTGTAATTATTTCAACTCCTATCAAATAAGAAAACTTTGTAATAGATTGAATTATTGAACTACCAAATATTGAGTCAATAAAACCAGAAGCAGTATTTATATTTTTATCTAAAAAATTAAAGAAATCATTAAAAGCTAAAGATAATGATTCAAATACTGTATTAAATGTATTAGTAACTTTTTGATTTTGTTGAAATACCTCAGCTAATTTTGCAAAAGCAGCAATAGCTAAACCTATACCAGCACCTTTTAAAGCAGTACCAAGACCTTTAAATCCTCTGCTTGTCTTTTCTACAGCAGTATTAAGTCCTTTAAACCCTTTGACTGCTTTAGTGTTAGTAGTAGCTACCTCAGAGTTAAAGTTCTCAATACCCTGTGCTAAGTCATCAACAGCTTTTGTAGCTGCTCCTGTTTTAATATCTATCTCAGCATTTATTACTTTTGCCATAACTCTATCTTAAATTGTTGGTAAGCCTCTACAAGACTATTAGGAAATTTATACTTACCTAATGCAACATCTGTATACTCTCCACCTTTTTTAGCTTCTTTAGCTATCTCTAATAAATTAATAATATTTTCTATCATTTGTTAATAAAATAATTGTTTCTCTGTAATTATACCATTGACTACTCTTACTGATACACCTGTACTTCTTGAGTAGCTACCATCTGAAGCAAATCCATAATAAGCATAGAATCCATCATCAGCTATAGTTATACCAGAAGCAGAGGCTGTATTTAAAACATTAGAATTAGTATACAAACTAAAACCTTCTGACCTAAATGGAAATATGTATTGACTGCTGCTTGTTCTGTTGGAAAAGAATAAATGAGGTGCAGTGTTTTTGTTTAGTTTTGCATCACTCTCAGCAGTATCTCTTGAGGTAGCATTATACCCTGTTCTGTCATTAGGTGTTACTCTAAGTGCAGAGAAGCTTGTATAAGTAGAACTACTCTCTCCTACAAAACCACTAAAGTAAGTATTGGTCCTAGTTTGTGTAAATGTACCTGTGTTACCAGATACAACTACAGGAACAGTTTTAGAATAAAATTGTGTTGCGTGTCCTGTTACATCTTGCAAGTCTACTACTGTTCCGTCTGCATGAGTTATTCTAATATCTACATTGTCTGTAGTTGTGTCTTTAGTATATTCTCTTGTATCAGTGGTAGCAGTCAAACTAAATGACTGAGCTGTGTGTTCTACAAATGTAGGACTCAAAAAGTCTCCTGTATCATAAGAAGTATCTGTGTTTGTTCTACCATAGAATCTGTAATATACATAGCTATTAGATAGTCCTGTAACAGAGTGCTGTACTTCTCTACCTGCTGTAAATTTATCAGCCTGTGAAGGTGTGAATGGTATGTATGTAACATTAGAAGCTCCTTTAAGACTTTCTATTGCAGTAGCTCCTGTAAATTGTTCTACATCATTTCTTGCATTAGTAGAATAAAAGAAACCATACTCAGCAATTTGTGATAAACTACCTATACTACCTAAAGTGTTTACTTTAAAGTTCATATAAACAATAGAAGAAGTTGCAGTAGTTGGTGTTTGATATATTAGTTTAGGAGGAGTTACTATAAGAGCTTCTCCTTGTATCTCTTGTACAGGTGTATTTTGTGGGTGTTCTGATTGTGGTATTGCTTCTCCTGCACTTATAAGACTTAATCCTTCTACATTACACTGTGCATCTGCTCTTATAGAGCCTATGTCAGCTCTTATGTTTGTTCTGTCTGCTGTAAGCTCACAAGAAACCCTTCCTGATGGTTGAGGTATGGCTTCATTTGTTAAAAACCTTGAAGGTATTATCCCTGTAGTCTCTTTGTGTGTGTTTATAAGTTCTAAATTACTTACAAGAGTCTCAAAGTTTGTAGTGATTTTGTTTATTTTATATTTTCTGTTGAATATTATAATTATATCTGCAAGAGATAAGTTTAAAAGTGTACCATAAGGTAAATATGCTTTTACTTTTGTAAGCCTTCTGTTTAAATCAAAAACCTCTTCAATGTATGTCTTGTAATATTTATCAAATAATGTTGTTTCAAATGGAACTAAAGCAAATTCATTTACCTCTCCGTTAAAATGTATGTTATCAGAGGAGTCTACAGTCTTACCATCTACAGTTTTTTCTTTTGTAAGGTTTATAGAGTTGCTAGGTACAAAATAACTTGACATAGAAGATACACTGCCTTCTAAATCTATCACACTTAAAGCAGTGCCAGAGGAGAGTACAGGATAAAACAATAAAGGTTTACCTATATATGGGTCTTGACTATCATCTACAGACCAACCCCATTGTATATTGGTTTGAGCAGAACCATTTATGTTAAATAGCTTCTCAAACTTATGATGTTCAAAAGGTATTTCTATTTTATATACAGAACCATCTAAAACATTATCAGGAGGACTTGGGTGTTGAGTTGCATCATAGTCTACAGACCCCCAATTTTTATAGAATTGCCTTTCGTGGTTTATAGAAAAGAAACTTTCTCTGCCTTGATAATCAAAACTGATTTGTCTGTAAGGCATCACTGTATCTACCATACTTGACTTCTTGTCAAGGTCTAAAGTAATGTCATAAGAGTTTGCACTCGAAGCATAGAAGTCATCAAGAGTTGTTATTTTAATTGTTTTATCGTTTTGTATAAATGCTGTTAAATTGAACATCTTAAAAATACCTGTGAGGAAGTCCATAATAGGCATCTCAGGAATGTATCTCTCAAAGTCCATAGTAACATCTGTACCTACACTTGCTGTACAACTAAAGTCTCTTGATACGCTTGTAGTTCCAAATCCAGCTACTTTTCTTTGAAATGCTACTCTTGCTTTTAGGGTAAATGTACCAGAAGCACTTGAAGTTATAGCAAAAGAATAAATTCCCTTGTCAAGAATTAAAGCTGATTCTATATCTGTTTGAGTTCCTGATAAATCTTCATACGTTTTAAATATCTCTCCATCCTTGTATAAATAGACTGTATACCTTTGACTCCCTGAGGGTGCTACCTGGAATGACATTCTTCTTTCTCTCTTTTTTTCTAATCTTCCTGCATTTCTTGAGGGAGACTCAAAGCTGTTAGGGTCTACATTTACAACAGTAGTAAGTCCTCTAATATGAGTGTAGTTTGTAAAAGACTCAATCTTGTTTTGGTCCTCAAAAAGTCCACCTGATTTACTATGCAACCACATATATAACCCAGATAGGTTTGGGTTAAGGTCATAGAAAAAGTCAGTAGAAAAAGTATATCCTTTTGGTTTAAAGTATTGTTGCTCTATTGCTTTGATTATAGCATATACATTAAGAGCAGGTTTTAACTGACCAAGTTCAAGACCATGAGAGCTTCCTGAGTAGTATACATTTGCAAGAGAGGTTGTATTAGCTGCTGTACTTGCAGAATTATATATTAATCTTTGAGTGTGTGTTATTAATGGAAATACTATTGCATCTTTAAAGACCTCTCCATCTACAGTAATATCTACAGGAGTGTTTAAAGCACTTTTAATGTTTGTGCTATTGTATTGAAAGGTAAATTCTCTTAGTAAGTTTAGGGAGCCTATGTTGGTCTTAGCTACTAGGTCTTTTAGGTTTACAGTATTACCAAAAAATACTACTCTATAAGTGTGAGGTTTGTTGTTTTTAAGTGTTACACCCTTTAGCTTTATCTTACCTATCTTAAATAATTGATAATTTAAATAAAGGACTGCATCAAGTTTCTGTCTTGCATCTAAGCCATCAATAATATCTTGATTGTAGAAATGTTTAAAAACTCTATTGTTATTTTTAGAAGCAGGTACGCTAAACTGTCTTGTAAACTCAGTAAATATCTTTGCAATATCTCTTACATCTTGAATACTTTGAGTGAGTGTTATACTTTCATCCTCAAACAATTCTACTTGTTGACCATCTACAAAAAGCTGTAAACTTACTTTCATTATCTGACATTGTTTATCATGTTAAAAGCAAAGTCAAAGTCTACAGTATAATTTATTAGTTTATCATTTAGACTTGTCTTGTGTGTAAATGATTTTGTCTTTGGTATAATTGGAAGGGTCTTACTTTCGTATCTTATAAATACATTCTCAGAGATAAACAGTTCCTCTACTGCTGATTTTAAATCTTCTGGTATATAGCCTGTGTTTAATTGTATGCTGCTTTGAGCATTAACATTAAATCTTTCCTTTTGTCCTTCAAAGGTGTTATAAGTAACAGTACTTGTACTTACAGTATTTCTTTTAAAACTTTCATCTCCTGTAACACTAAAAGATTCTACTGATTTCTTAAAGAAATACAAGTCTTGAAATGCTCCATGTTTGTTTACAAATGTAACCTTGTAAGGTGTAAACTTATCAGGACATTCTGTAGAGACTGTAATGGTTTTTTTAGTTGTACCTCCACTGTCTTTAACAACTATAGTAGAACTATTAGCAGGTATAGTAACATATTGTATCTTTTGATTAGAGTTTCCATTGTCTGTAATAGAAGTAGAGCTTCCGTTTATAACTACACTTCCTGTACTTGGTGCATATACAGGTAATTTACCAGCAGTGTCTTTTGGAAGTATTATATTAGATGTAGTAATAAGGTCATAAACGTTACCTTGAGGGTTTATCTCATCTTCAAAATATCCATAAGAATCAAAAGCTAAGTAGGTATTTGTTACAGGATTTCCAAAGCTAAATATAGTTCCTGTCTCATCAAATAAATTAGCTATAGTAGTTACCCAAACTGTATTAGAAACGTAGTCATTGTTAAAACTTACACTTATGTAGTCTCTTACCATTTCTGCTATCTCAAATATTATTTTAGAGTGCCCTGTAATAAGTTCTTTTTGTAGAGTGAATTTTAAATCACTTGCAGAGTAACTTCCAGAAGTACCTGTGTATATATAGATTTGTAATGTAACTGATTTAAGAGTTGCTGCCATTGTTATTGTATTTGATTTCCACTTCCATCTCCTCCTGCACTACAGTTCCACTCCCAGACTTCTTGTATAATTCCGTTGTTAACTCTCCATAATATAAATGTATTAAACTGAGTGTTAGATAGTGCTCTCTGTGTTATGTCTGTTAAATTCTTAGATATATCTACCACATAATATAAATCATTTCCTTGAAATACTCCTTGAGCTGCGTTTGTGTCTTGGTCTGCATAACATACAGTATGCCCTTTAGCTTGTCTTATAATTGGTGCAGAAGATAAAACCTTGAACTCTCTTGGGTATGCTGCTCCACTCTGACAGAAATCTGATTCATCTACTTCTCCTCTATCATTACCAAAATAAAGAACAGTTCCACAGGTAGCAGATGCAGGTTGTTGTACTATAGGGAGTCCACTTGAATTAGGACAAACAATTGCAGAATCACTTGAATACTCTCCAGCAGGAGGTGTAATTGTAAAAGATACATTTCTTGTAACTGCTGTGGTTACTTCAGTAAATGATTTCTCAGTACTTCCTACAAGGGTATAATCAGTGATAGTTCCTACCCTTGCTTTACCTACGTTAATCTGTCCATTAGTAAATATACCTTGACCTGATAGTCCTGCTATATCACAAGTGAATGTAGGTAAAGCTGTTCCTGCTTGTAAGATTGCTTTTGGACAGACAAGAGTTGCTCCTGCGTTTGTATATTCTGAACCTACTGTTATATTAAAATACACTGTAACACTTTGAGCTGCTGAACCTGAATTAGCTGATAGACTTGTTATTGTAGGAGAACCACTTGAGTCTAAAGAGAAAGAAGCAATAGTACCTCCAATTAGTGTTGGTTCTGTGACTGCTCCTGCTGCTGTTGCAGTGCCTCCTGTTAGGTTTGCTGTTGTACAATCTAAAGCAGAAGATACTGTTACAGTAACAGGTACTCTTTGCTGTACAGAACAAGTATTAATTCCGTTATCATTTGCTCTGACATAAGCATTACCTGAACCCCCTGAATTACCTGAGCTTAAAATAAGATTTGTACCACTTACAACTGCATTAAACAAAGCAGGATGATAATTAAAAACTGAGAATTTAGTTGCATTGTTAAACTTAGCAGTAAGGTCTATGGTTACTGTGTTTCCTCCTGAGGCTATTGTCTGAGTAGATATAGTTCCATTTGTTGTTGGACCAGGAATACAAGAGGGAGTAGAACCTGAGGTAACTTTAGCTATTTGTGTAGCTGTAGCTGTACAAGTAAATGTACCATCAGAGCTGTTAGAAAACCCTGTTGGTATTTGTATAGTAACTGTAATAGTTCTTGAAGTATCTGTGCTTACTGTAGCAAATTTATCATTTGCAAAATCTCCAGCAGAACTTGTAAAACTTTTAAAAACTCCTCTTTCTACATTTGGTTCTGTAATTACACCTTCTTGGTCTACAGCAAAGCCTGTAAGATTTGCTACTGTACAATCATAAGCTACAACAGGAGCTGTAGGTGTACTGTAGTTTATATAAAAAGGACTCCTTGCATTTAGCTTACTCATTTCTACTGTGTTAAATTAATTTGGTCAATAAACTCATCAAAATCTAATTGAAAGGCATCTATAAACTCCTCAGGTAGTTTGAGATAGTTATCTGTCAAAGGTCTTGTAAAGAAATTACTTGCTCTAATTCCTTTTTGATATATGCTTCTTGCTATTAAATATCTTAGACTCTTTCTTGATATAAACTTACCCTTAGCATCTCTTATACCTTTTAGATTCTTTTTAACCATCCACTTATCTAATGATTTGTAAGCTATTGTTTTTTTACCCCCTGAATAAGCAAACCTACTATTTCTACTTTGTGGGTAAGTGCTCTTACTACCTCTTACTCCCTCATCTTGGTATGAGCCATAATCAAGCATAGAGAACTCTAAGTTTAAGCTGTTAGGATATTCATTTAGTTTATAGTCTAAACTTCCTTCTAAGTTACCACTTGAAGACCCTGTCATAAACCTATTGTTCTTGTTTCTTCTTAGGTTTCCTATAGCTTGTTTTTTAACACTCTCAGCAAACTGTTTTAATATCTTTTTAATCTCTTGGTATTCCATTAGCTACAGACTGTCATTTCGTTTTGTAATAATATATTAAAGGTTGCGTTCCATCCTGCAAGTTTATTTTCAAACCTATCTACAAAAGGCTCACAGCCTACATCTTCATTAATCTGAAATTTGTTTACATACAAGTCTCCCCTTTGGAATTGGTTTAAGACTCTTGTAAGGACTGCAAGTTGAGTATTGAGTATGTCCTGCTCATTATCATTACCTACAAATATATCAGTAACCTCATCCTTGCTTATATCTACTATGTCCATACAGATAATAGAAGTATTGAAAGTAATTATCTTTTCTCCTACTGTAGCATTGTTAATCATCAAGTGAGCTAAAGGAAATATAGTCTGCTTCCCTAAGTCTACATCTGAAAGCTCTCCAAAGGTAACAGTCTTAACAAAAGGTTCTGCTGCAAGAGCTGTCTTGATTTGGTTTGTTACATCATAGAAGGCTTTCATTTTTTAATTCTTTTTAATTCTATTTCTGTCTTTTCTTTTTCAAAACATAAAAACATTAAGCATTTATGTAAATTTAATTCTGTAACTATGTCAAGCTGGGTAACATCTCCCTGAGCCAATTTCCAGAGAGATTGATACCATCCATACTTTTTTCCAAAATTTGCCGTTGCTCCGAAGTCAGACTGTCCTCCATCTCCTTGGTCAAATAGTTCAGGGTAGTTTCTAACAATTCTTTTTGTAAAAGATAAAAAAAAACCAGCGAACCCATAGCTACATCTAAAGGCATCTGCTTCATTAGTTCAGGGTTTTCCTCTGCTGTATAATCTTCTATTTGATATCTCTCTCCTTTTTTAAGCTTAGTTGGTCTATATAGAACACTCATTGCTTTGTGCATATTCTGCCAATCTTTTATATTGTTATCAATATCTATATACTCTCCCAGGGTTATATCATCTAGCTTAGGTATAAATCCATACTCTACCCCATCCATAACAAAAGTATTTATTAGAGGAGTTTTAGACATAAATGTTTTGTTAAGCTCTTTGATTATCTTTTGGACATAAGTAAACTTTACTGTAGCTATATCTTTTAAAGGAAGGTTGCAGAATATCTCTACCATCTTTTCAAGAAGAAAGTTAGAACCTTGATTCTCCTCAGTGTTTATCTTTTCAAACTTTTGGTATTGTTCTAAAGTCATCTCTGAGAGACTTTCAGGAACAGGTATTTTAATCTTCATACTTATATAATAAAATTACTAAGAATTTGTATAAAACAAAAACCCCCAATCTCTTGAGGGTCTTTACTAATCAAATGAAAAATGTTTTCTCTTATAATGAGCTCCATGTCTCTGTCTAAATTTATGACTGTAATTCTCATACAGCCACTCATAGACCTCATCTATCTTTTTTGCTATTTCATACCTTCCTTTTTTTGTTTGTTTATAAATCTCTTTTCCTTCCTTGTACTGACCTTGAAACTCTATTTCAAGTCTTACATCAGGTCTTTGTCCTTTGCTTAGTGCTACAGGATAAACTCTTATAAAGTTATCCCAACACCTGCTTTTCTTTTGCCATAATGGCTTGTCTAATTTATTACCCATCTTACCACAGTAGTTAAACCTATAATACCAAGATATGAATAAACTACAATAAAGCAAAACCCAAGAAATAACTTTCTCAGGTTCTTTTTGTTTTGTCTAGGTGTAATTGTTTTTATTCTCATAGTTCTAAATGTTTCATTATACTATTGTACCCCTCTTGTTGGGAGTTGATTAAGTCTTGAGTGTCTAATATTGTCTTGTAATTATTAGCCTCATCTAATGTAGGGAAGTCTCTATAACCTCCTCTATATTGTCCATCTTTCCAATGTACTCTAAAGTAACCTGTAATTAATTGTTCTACTCTTGTTTTCATGTTGTTTTATTTTACTTGTTGTTTTTTATAGATAAAATAACCATGCCTTTTTAATAAAGATATAGCTTTGTCTATTTCAGCTTGTTCTTTTCTAAAATGACTAAATATTTCATTTTCAAAAGGATGATGTTTATCTTTCATTATAATTGTTTTACAATGTAAATCTAATAAACATTTTATTAACAAACAAATCAGTAAATAAAATACTGTCCTTTGTTTGGGTTTTCTAATACATCTGTTAGTACATATCTGCAACTATCTAAACAATCTGGGTGCTCTCCTGATGGTTTTTGCAGGGTGTTTCCCTCTTTATCTTTTGACCACACATAACCTTGCAGCTCTCTTTTAAGGTTCTTACTTCTTGCAGTTATATATATCTCATTCTGATTTATAAGATTGATACCATAGATAACAGAGTCTCTGCCTTTAGTACAAGCATATATGTTATGACCATACTGAGAAATCTCAGATATGCTCTTAGGTTCTGCTGAGTCTGCTATTATGTTTTCCTTGATATTGTGTTGGTTTAGATACCTGCTTATATCTCTATTTAACATCCCTCTCTTGTACAGTACCTCATCAAATATGTAAGCATCATTCCACTTATACAGTGCAATTAAGGTTGTTGGGTCTACACTATATCCAAAATCCATGCCATAACTAAGTAATTTAGCCTCTACAGGTATGTTATCTATTTCTTTCCAATCAGATATACAAGCTCCCTCAAGACTTCCTGTTAGTCCATCCAAATAAACTCTACACCAATTCTTCCAATAGGTTGAGGTCTTAGCCTTTAATCTTGCTTTCTCAAGCTCCTTAATTATAGAATCACTTAAATTATTATTATCTCTGTAGGTAAGCGTTATGTAGTCTGTATCAGGCTGACCTATGAGTTCCTTGTCTACCCAAAACCTATTGACAGGATTATAGTCAAGCCATATATCTCCAGAGGTCCTTATAGATAGTTCTTGATAGCTGCTAAAGCTACAGTTGTTACACTCATTCATAAATAGGTCTGTCCTTCTTGCTCCTTTTAGTTTCTCAGGCATATCTGTTGAGAAGAACTCTATATAGCTACCATTGCTAAAGGTGTACTTTAGAAGGCTTCTATTGAACTTACTCTCATCAAACCTACCAAGACCTTGCATGATACTTAGAAAGTCCTTTAGAGAGCCTCTTCTTAAACTTGGTATAGTAGAAGCTACTACACTTATTTCTTTTCCTTTATTCTTTATGGCATCATTTATAAGAATAAGAAGTATACCTATAGTCTTACCAGCAGAAGTACCTCCTCTGATAACTTTTATTCTTTGTTTTAACTCTCTGAGTTTATTTACTGCTGTAGTTTTCTTAGGCAGCATCAATCTACAAATATTGGAATATCTTCTGTGAGTTGTATATTCTTATTTTCTACAGGTTTACCTGCATAGTAATTTAAGTAGAGCTGTACAAACTTAAAGTCTCCTTCCTTAACTCCCTTTGCTAAAGCCTCCAAAGCATAGGGTTCTAATGGTGTAAGTTTCTCTATAAGAGATACCTCATCTGATTTAGATTTTCTACCTGCTCCTTCTCTTTTACCTCCTCTTGCCATTTGAAAAAAATTGATTATTCA